TGATGATGATACTCTATTTCTAGCAGACATAAGCTTTCCTGGGTTGTTTTGTAATGTCTTATATCATAAACCATGTCCAAAAATGTTCGCGTTTTGTCACGCCACAAGCTTAAATGCTTATGACTATTTCGCTCCTATGCGTAAATATAAAAGCAAAGTTGAATTTCAACATGCAAGATTATTCGATGGTATTTTCTTTGGTAGTTATTATAGTATGATAAAAACTAATTGGCTTAACAAATATATACCATGTCATAAAGTAACATTACCAGATTCACCAAAAGAACTAATTAAACCAATTAGACCTAATAATATCAGACCAATTGATTTGGTATCAGTATGTCGTCCAAGTATTCAAAAAGTAAATAAAAAACTTGAAAGAAAAGTTGAAAAAGCATTAGGTAAAAAGATATATAGAGAAGAAGTTAATTCTTGGAATGATTATAATATATTATTGGGTAATTCTAAAGTTCTTATTATATCGACAAAAGAAGATACTTTTAATTTAACAATTCTTGATGCTATTAAATGTGGTTGTGTTCCAATGGTACCAGATAAATTATGTTTTCCAGAAATACTTCCAGATTATTGGAGATATAAGGACGCAGATGATTTAATAGTTAAACTTAAACATATGTTTAATGATAATCATTTTATGGTTCCAGATGTTATATGTAGAGATAAGGTTGATAATTTTTTTGAGAATATGATAAAAATAATGAAGGACTAAAATTATGCCATATAAAACTTTTTATAATTGGTGTTTTGATGGAAACATTAAAAATCAAATTCCTCAAGGTGAGGGAATTCCTGATATCTTGAAATATAATTCACCAATTCATGCAGATTTTTTGATGAAGTCTTTTGTAACCAATGGTAAATTAAATCATTATCTAAATAAGTATCTTAATAATATTGGAGTTAGGTATATTAACAAAAAAGATTTATTTTATTTTTTTAAACAATGTGTGATTGATTATAAAATTAAAAGAAAAGATATACATTATGTTGGGTGGGCTAAAAATAATATTTTATTTAATAAACTATCTAAAAAAAGACCTTTATTAAAAAAGGATGAAATACAAATTATATGTGAATTAATTGATAAATCAGATGATAAAGAATCAATATATAGATCTTTTGGTATTGATAAAAAAGAATTTAAGAAAAAGAAAATGAAAAAGAAGCAAACTAAAATAAGTACTAAGAATTTTATTGCCCAAAACTTTGGAATAATGTAAGGAAATTTTTATGAATAAAATTAATTGTAAACAATGTAAAGCTCATATGAAAAAAGTTGGTCTAAGCAGAAAATCACTTAGTCTTGAATTTTGGTGGTGTCCTGAATGTGGAACTTTTTTAAAATATGAATTTGGAAATAAAGTTGATTTTAGTTGGTATAAACCAGGTTATTTATTTGAACAGGAGATATAAATGAATATAAAAAACTCATTTGCAGATTGCCTTGGTTGTAAATTAAGAGATGCTGAGTCATGCATTCTTGATACAAACTCAAGAGGTGACATGTCTAAAGTAGATGTTGTATTTATAGCTGAGAATCCTGGTAAAGATGAGGTTAAAGCTGAGAAACCTTTAGTAGGTAAATCAGGTAAAACCTTTAGAAAACATTTTGATAAGTATGTTAAAAAAGAATGTAAATGGTTATTAACAAATACCGTACTATGTTTAACCTTAGATGATAAAGGTAATACAGGAAATCCAGATGATGAAACAATTGAAAGATGTAAAATTAATTGTTTTAATATTATAAAAAGTTGTAACCCAAAACTAATAGTATTACTAGGAACTAGTCCAATGAAAGCATTTGGTATAGGAGAAAGTGGTATAACTCTTAAACGTGGTCAAATGTTTAAATGGGAAGGTTTTGATATATTATTAACAGTTCATCCAAGCTATGTTAATAGAAATAAAGATATAGAAAAAGATTTTGAAAATGATATAAAATTTGCTGGAGATTTTATTAATAGTGATGAATTATCTAATATTAATCTTACTCCAAAAACAACATTTAAACAAAGCGATTCAGCAACAGGTAAGAAAGGTATTCATAGATATGTGATACCAAAAAAGTTTTATACAGAAGACTATAGATTAGTTGATATACAATTCTTAAGTCGCACTCAACAGGTTTTATATATCTTTAGAGATAAGGATAACAAGAAAGTATACCACCAAGAAAATGACGATTATTACGCGTATCAAACGCCTGGTGATATTCCTTCTAGAAAGATTGTTGAATATGATAAACTTGATATTGTTAAAGTACCATATAAAGAAAAAATTAGATTAGATGGTAATATAACATATGAAGGTGATTTAAAATTAACTGTAAAACATGCTTTTGATTATTATGCTCAATCTAAAGGTGAAGCTGAAAAAATATCATCTAATATTATGTTTTGTGATATTGAGATTGATGTTGGTATTGATAATCAGGCATTTCCTCAACCAAGCGAAGCTTTACATCCAATTGATATGATAACAAGTATTTTTCAAACTCCATCTAAAAAGATTTGTTATATTTTAGATAATAATACTGAACCAATTAAAGAAATTGAAGATGTGGAATTAAAAATTTTTAAAAGTGAAAAGAATTTGATTCATGCATGGATTAGAGACTTTAAAAATTATGATCCTGATTTTATGTCAGGGTGGAATTTTATTGGATTTGATATGGAATATATGTTCAATAGAATGAAGAAACTAAAAATTGCTGGATCTTTAATGTCAAAGTTTAGTGAATTTTATGTTGATGGTGAAAGATTCTTTTGTAAGCTTCCTGGGTGTGTTGTATTGGATCAAATGCATCTTTACAAAATGTTTACATTTACTAAGATGGAAAATTATAAACTTGATTTTATTGCTAATCATGAACTTAAAAGAAAAAAATTAAAGTTGCCAGTGAAATTTAATAGGATGTATTGGGAACATTTAAATACATTAATTGAATACAATATAAGGGATACCGAGCTTCTAGAAAATTTAGAAAATAAACTTGCTCATATTAATTTGTTAAATGAGCTAAGAACTATTTGTACTGCTAGTTTTGAAGCATCAACTTCACCAATGAATCAATTAGATTCAATTATAGTTTCTTGGATGAGAGATAAAGGACTTGCTTCTAAGAATGCTGAAAACCATGTTAAGAAGAAATATCCTGGAGCATTTGTATTAACTCCAGAACCAGGAATTTATAGTACAGCAGTTGACTTTGATTTTAAATCTCTATATCCATCACTTATTCAAACATATAATATTGGTTTAAATAACTTTATTATGAGAACTAAAAATCCAACGGATGGTTATGATTTAGCATATGATAGAGATAAACTTCCTGATAAAATTAAAATGATCATTGATCCAATGTTTGAAAATAAAGAAATTACAATGTCAAAGGAAGATATATTTAAAACAATTAAAGAAGATAAATTAGTTCATACTGTTAATGGTTGCTTCTATACTAATCATAAAAAAGAAGTTTCATATTATAGTTTAATTTTAAAGAATCTTTTGGATTCAAGAAATCAATATAAAAAATTAATGTTTAAAGCTAAAGACGAAGGAAATAAAGAATTAAAAGATTTTTATTTTACAAAACAATTAGTATATAAAGTTTTAGCTAATACTCTATATGGTGTTATTGCTAATAAATCATTTAGATTCTTCAACTTAGCTTGTGCAGCAGCTATTACATTAAGTGGTCAGGAAGCATTGAAAGCTTCTATCATTGAAGGTAATAATTATATGTCTCATTTAAAAACTGGAGATAAATTTGTTAGAGAACCAATTGCTTCTAAACAAGAAATGTACCATGATTCGGATAGTCCTACTGGAGCATTTCCTACTAGAAAATTTGATTATATTGTAACAGGTGATACTGATTCAATTTTTTGTTGTTTTGAGGATTTTGATGGAGATAAATCTGATAAACAAATACATAAATATTGTGGTAAGATTCAAGATTATTTGAATGGTGATATTATGAAAGAAATTGTTGAAGCTCATAATGTTGAATTTGATGAATGTAAATTGGTATTAAAAAATGAGCTTATTATTTCAAGAGGATTATTTCTTGCTAAAAAGAGATATGCTATTCATGTAACTAATAATGAAGGTGTTCCATGTGATGAAGTTAATTATATGGGCATTGAAGTAAAGAGATCAGACTTTCCAAGTCATTCAAAAGTCTTTCTAAAAGAGTTGCTTGATATTGTTTTAAAGAAAGAGAATATAACAGTACCAAAACTTTTTAAATTTGTCCATAGTAAAGAAAAAGAATTTAGAAAATTAATTTTAGAAGG